TCTAAGGTAATTATTTCCACTTGTTTCTGTGCCATAGTCTGGCATTCCAAATGTAGGAAAACCTTTACCACCCCCTGACATACTATACATTTGTAAACCAGTATCTAAAAGTTGATTACCGGTACCACCACCCATACTCTGGATGCTCGCCGCTAGCTGCGGGTTGCCAGATGCTAAAGCTGCTAAAGATGCTAAATCTTTTATATCAACTTTTTCAGCAACACTACCTACAAAGTCTCCAACTTTATCTGCTGCACTTCCTAAAAAATCTCCAACAGAATCAACAATGTCACCTAAAAAATAACCTTGTCTAGGCACCGCATTTGTAATTCCGCCACCTCTACGTAATTGTCTGTACATTTGAGATCTAGTTATTGTCATAGTTTTTTGTCAATATACTTTAATTTATATGTTTTTACAATATTATTTAGAGTCAGAAGCAGCCCCTAATGGAGGCATTGCAGCAACTTTTATCTTTAAAGATCTTGTTACATGCTCTTTTTGAGTAGCTGTATTTGGATCTTTAATATCATTTTCTGCTTCTTCATCTGAATTATATTCTTGATTTGTCTGTGTATTTCTCAATACTACTTCAGTTTCACATTTAACAACCGGTACTTTTTTACCATTTATGATTGTGTAATTTACTTCTGCTTCTTCTTTAAACGCCATATTATCTCCTATGATACTTCACTGTCAGCAATATAAACTCTACTAACTTCTAGTAAAGCTGCTGTTCCACTTATACCAGATGAATCAGTAGTTTCAATCCTTAACTCATCAGATTCTTCTAATACTACAGAGCCTTTTAATAGGTTACATATTGTAGGACCTGTTATCTCGGCATGAGCTATTAAATATTGTGTAGTTGCAGAACTATCATAAATATAGACTTTTACTGTCTTATTCCCGCCAGTATTTGTTAATTGTATAGTTTGAAATATAGCTCTAGCTTCTGTTGGACAAGTAAATATTGTCTCTGGAAGACCTATAGATACCGGTGCATAGAATGCGTTTTTATATACGTTTGCCATTAGTTTTGTACATATAATATGTTTAGAGAAGCAGATACATTAAAATCTACAGAAGCTGAACTAGATTCAGCTCTAAACTCTACATCTGTTTTCTCAGTTAATTTAATTGGAAAACTATAATTTTGTAAATGATTTCCATCTGTTAATACAATTACTTCTTTTGTGTTAAATACTCCACCAAAAGGTCTTGCTACTAATGCAGTTTTTAAAACAGCACGAGTATTTGAACTATTTCCTGTTGAGATATTTGTTTGATAAATATAAGCAGTGTAATCAGCAGGTACTGTCCAAAATGCTTGTAATGTTTGATTACTACCATCTCCACTAATTGTTGTATAAATATTTGCAGGCACTCCTGATGTAACAGTTCCTGTTCCTACATAAATAATTCCAGCATTTACTCCTCCTGATCCTGCTGTTAGAACTATAGCTCTATTCATTCTAATATAAGTATTAACGGTAGTAACTGCTGTTTGACCATTTAAAATTATAGTTTCACTAGCTTCATTATAACTTGCATCTAATCCAGAAATTAAAACAGTTCTTGCGCCTGTTCCAGCAGAAGTATCATTTACATCAGAACTAGACACAGTCATAGTAGATGCACTTGGTGGGTGAGAATAAATTCCTCCTTGTAGCCAAATAGTTTCCATACTATTTCCAACAACTGCATTTTGTCCGAATTTATAGACTTGTTTGTAGCTAGGAGATAAAGCTCCACTAGAAACATTAAGATCAAAAGGGTGTTCAAAGTTTACATTATTACAAGACATTAACAATCACCTCCACTATTTCCACCTTTGAACCAAGCATATCTTTCATTGTCTTCTTTTAAATCTTGTAAGTAAGTAGAATTTAATTGTTCTACTATACCTTGAATTGCTCTGTTAATTTGTTTTTGGTTAGATACATCATATTCTTTTTTAGGTTCTGGTAATCTTACATTAATTTTTGTCATTATCTTCTTCCATCCGGTTGTATATCTAATCTCATTGTTCCAAATCTCCAAGACTCAGAACTAGAATCATTTTCTATTTTTATATTAACAAATCTTCCTCTAGCTCTTGTATCTTTTTTATTTGTTGAAGTTGTAATTGTAAAAGGACTCAATGAAGTAACTGTATCAGATTGTTGTGGATATCTTTTTACAGCTAAAGTTACTTTTGCACTTCCTTGTAAATCTTTAAAGTCAGGTACAAATCTTCTAACTGCTAAAAATATTTCTCCTGCTGTTCCTTCCGCTTGTAAATCGAAGTCATAAGATTTAACAAAAGAAGTAACTGTTGTTGTACTACCGTCAGGATTAACTTGATCAGTTCCTACTTCATGTTCAAATAAAACAGTTTGTCCTAAACCTGATTCACCAATAATTACCGGGAAAGTTCCTGTGTCTGAACTATTAAATTTAGTTGCAAAAGGTTTTGGATATACACTAGCATCAATCCAAGTTGTTCTGGATTCTGTTCCAATATACCAAACACCTTCTGGTATTTGTTTTCCTGATCCTTCTCCATAATTATATATAACATATTGATCATTATATTCAGAATTAGTAGAAGGATAATACCAAGTTACTTCAGTAAATTGATTGTTTAATCCTGCGTAAATTTGTTGACCTTTTGTAGTATCTGCTTGATCATAAACATAGTCTTCAACACTACAGGACATTGATTTAACTGTACCATCATACATAAAGAAACCATTATTTGACATCCAAAAAGCAACACCATCTATTTCAACAGCTGCATTTTTACCAATCAATCCACAGTTTGTACCTACTTGTTCAAAACCAAATGTAAAAGGTGAACCAACAAATTTCATTGTATACAATGCATTATCAGTCCAAATTAAAATAACTTCTTTAGCTTTTAATGAACCAATAATTTTAGTTCCATCTTGTAATCTTTGTGTACCTGCTGTGTTTATAGCAGTTGGAGCATATAAGTTAATATTTTCTTGATCTGAAAATCTTATAAACATATCATCTTGAGTAGATGTATCACCAATAGTTGTTTCAGTTCCTAAGTGAATTAAGTGTCTAGTTGTAGGTGAAACAAGTGTAACTCTACTTGCAGTTGGATTATTTGTGGTTTCAAATCCCGCTGTAGTCGTTGATGCTCTTGTTGTTAGCCTTGAAGCATCTCCTGAATTCCATGTAAATGTTTTACCATTTGCAATAGTTGCAATTAAAACTTGACCAAAATTACTTAAAGACCAAAGACCTGGTTCAAGTGATACATCGTTTGCAGACGAAGCATCTCCCCATCCACCTGTACCCCAAGTATCTGTTCCCCAACCATAACCATAAGATTGTGCAGCGGGTCCTACTTGTTCGTAAGGTTTCACATCAATACTTCCGCCTGTTGCAACTGTTCCTGTTGCAGCTGTGCTTTGTGTGATTGTAAATACCGTTGCAGATGTAATACCTGTTACTTGAAATAATTTATCTTCAAAATCAGAATCCACATATCCAGTTCCTCCTGGTAAAGTTACATTATCAAGTAATACAATATCTCCTGTAGATAAATTGTGATTAGATCCTGTTGTAATAGAACAAATTGCTGAAGTATCTGTTGTTGCAATTGTTGCAGAACTTAAAGTAGCTTTTAATGGTGTGATGTCATAAAGCTGACCTTCAAAATAAATAAGTAAAAATTTATCTGTTCCAATAGCAACATATCTATTTCCATCTAAATCAACAAACGCAAATTCACGTCTTGCAACACCTACAATTGTATCTGTAACTAATGATGCCCAACCACCAACTTTTTCTGGAAGTCCATATCTAAATCTTACATTATCAGAATCAACCCAACGCTGTTCTGCACCAGCTGTTGTATCTTGTTTGTCTATTCCGGGTAAGACTTTAAAATCAATTAGAGCCATCTGTTAGCTCCTATATGTTATCTTTATATGCCCAGCCTCTTGTTGCATTAACATAAACTAATGTAAATGCTGCTGTATTTACAGATATAATTAAATCAGCTGCTACACCTAAAATATTAGAACTGTTTCTACCGATTGTTAAATTATTAGATGCTAGGTTATTACCACTATCTATAAAATGTACTTCATCACCTATTGTAGGGGATGCTGGTAAATTAATTGTAACAGGCGCACCAATACCACTTCCAGAAGTATCTACTAAAACTTGATCACCATTGACTGCTGTGTATGTTGCTCCTGGTGTAACATATCCTTTATTTCTAAT